TATGTGAAGTTCTTCGATGGTATGGAAGGCATTACATAAAAGAACCCAATGCTTATTGGGTTCTTTTTTTCTCTATCAGTGCTATTAGCAGGGAGAGATATCACCGGAGTTTAATGTGTGATTTTTATTTATCGTCGAACCTGGATTGTTTATCATTGGCCTTAACAAAGCTAACGGCTAATAAGATTATTTCCATCACTTCGTGAGAGCTTCATGCCTTGAGAGGATCTCAATTTTCTTTTGCAATGAGACAGGCGCTTCCTGTTGTTATGGTATAGTACCCCGTTATTGAGCCTCCTGAACAGTGATGCTGAATAACATAACCCCATGATATATCGATAAAATAATCTCTACATTTGAAAATGCACGGTAATTCTGAAATGCAAAAAATCAACCAAACCAGCGCAATGCCTGAAAAAACTGACGTTCACTGGAGTGGTCGGTTTAGCGTTGCACCAATGCTCGATAGGATGTACCGTTTTTGAAAAACAACTAGTTATACACTTTGTGGGAGCCTATTGGGAACCTGTTATTCTTAGAAAGCATCATTTGCTCATCACTTCAATTGACCATGGTTAAAGCCAGCTATAAACTTGACAAACGAGATAACTGGTTGCTTAGGCCCAAGTGGGCACACCATAAGAAGCTCGTGTTGGTGATGAAGCAACCCATGAAGTATCGAGAATAATTATAAAGTTCACTATCTTTGAGGTTTCTTATATGTTTTGCGAAGAAAAAGTAGCTCAAATGGCTGCATACCTACTTCTTAAGCGAGGTGGGCGCATGGCATATCTGAAATTGATGAAGTTGCTCTATCTGTCTAACCGCCAGTCGATTTTGAAGCATGGCAGGATGATCGGCGAAGATAGCCTTTACTCTATGAAATTTGGACCAGTCATGTCGAATACGCTGAACTTGATTCGCGGTAAGGCTGAAGGCATTGGTGACTACTGGTACAACTTGATAGAGACGAACGGGCATAATGTATCGTTGCGTTCAGATCCGAGGGAAATGGATGCAGACGAGGTCTTTGATGAATTGAGTCGTGCAGATATCCGGATTTTAGATGAAATCTATTCTCGGTATGGGCATATGAACCGATTTGATCTCGCAAATATGACGCATTTAGAAAGCGTTTGTCCAGAGTGGCACGATCCTGGCAATTCTCGTAAGCCTATAGACCTGAAAGAAATGCTGATCAGTGAGGGTAAAAGCGAGGATGAGGCTAATCGCATAATTGGCAAAATGGAAGAATCTCAGAAACTTAAGGAATTTTCTTTGCAATTATCATGACGGATTATCAGCCATACAGGAAAGGAACTGTGCTTGCCCCAACTGGGCCATGCAATCATCTTCATGTGATTTGTAATGATCCTGTTTATTACCCCGTTAACGATTGTTATTGTGTTTTAGTTGTTAATATTTCTAGTATCAAGGATGGTGTCCCCCACGATCCGTCTTGCGTCTTGAATTCTGGTGATCATCGCTTTATCAAGCATCCAAGTTATGTTGTTTACGCTGAAGCTATAATTTGGCGAGTGGATAACATGGTTAGAAAGCAGCGATCGGGTGAGATTTCTGTTCATGATGATATGCCAGAAGCTACATTCAATAGAATTCTGGACGGTTTTGATATCTCTGATGAAGTTACGCCAAAGAACCTTAAATTTAAAAATAAATATTGCGTATCATCTATTGATGATGAGTAAACAACAGGAATTGTTTCGGTATAACTTCAGGAGTTTTCTATGGAAGATCAAAAAGCAACCAAGCCACAGGTTAAGTTCGACACAATGAAAGCATTCGCAGGTATGGGTGCTGCTGTTGAAGTTCTGATGAAGGCTGCTCCTAATGCGTTCACTCACGCTACTGTCTCTGGTAAAGAGCAGCAGGGTAAGCTTCGTCGTCGCAAAGCAGCATGATCATAGCTGGTGCTTTTTGAAAACCCGCCTTTAGGCGGGTTTTTTCTTTAGTGATGTTCTTTGCCCTTCTGTTTGCCTGTTCTGACCTGTTCCCACTCGATACGTCCTTCTTCTCGTCTTTTGTCTATGTATTCCGCAAGATCCTGAATATTGATGCAACGTTTTGCTTTTTGTGATGTGCCGATGCGATATGTTGGAACGGGCAACTTACAAGCGTTTGCTTTTGCTTCTGCCGTGGCTGGACTCATGCCAAAGTACTTTTGGCTAACTGCTGAGAGTTCAATGTTAGGGGTATTGAATTCAGCCATCAGTAAAAACAAGGTGTTCATAATTTTCTCCATCAAAACCGGCTGCACCCGGGAAAATCATAATTCTGTGCTGGTGGCAGGAATTAATTTCTGCCAGATAGCGGAAACATATTTTGCCTGATGACGAGCATCAGCCAGGGCGTTGTGCCGTTCGCCATCGAAAGGCATGTCCATTTTGGGGTCGAATCCGATGAAACGCCCAAGCGTAACGATCGTGCGTACATCGTGGTCATTCCAGTACGCCCACGGGCAGATTTGTCCTGCTCGCTCGTAAGCTCCACGTAAAATTACGTTGTCGAAGGTGGCCCCGTTACCCCAGACTTTTAAATATTTTGTATTGTCTGTATGCTGATTAATGAAATGGCTCAGTTCAGATAGGGCAGATGATATCGGCATCGCATCATCAACACAGATTGCTGATCGTGCTTCTGAGCTTTGTCTTAACCACCACAGAATAGTGTCACCATCCGGCACCGCTCCCTGCTCCATAGCGCTTTCAAGATTAACAGCGGTGTAAAACTCCTGACCCAGTTCACCGCTTTGCGGATCGAAGAATACGGCACCAATGGAGACAATAGGGGCATTCGGTTTTTTGCCCATGGACTCAAGGTCGATCATTAAGTTGTTCACGTTAAATATTCTCCTGTTTGGCTATTCAGTAATCTTGCCGCGACGCATCGCACGTAGGTTTTTCAGGTTTGTTTCCTGCTCTATTTCGGCACATATTTTGCGATACTCATCATGCTCCACTCGTTCAAAATCTTCGTTAAAGCGTTTGATGCTAATCGTTCTCAGCTCGCCATCATTGCGTTTAATTCGGACCGAGTGATCACTACAGCTATGGATAATTACGGGCCAGTTGCTACTGTCCGTGTAGATTTGACCGCGCCGAATCAGGCTAAACATTCTTATTTTTTCTCCTGCTCTGACTGTTCTTTGATATGCAATCGAGGTTCCCCGTCTTTCGGCTCAGGCCATTGGCGAACCTTATTTATAGCCAGCTTTTTTATCATTGCCTGGGTAATCTGCTCATCACTGATACCGGCACGACGTTGCGCATCCCATAACAGGAATTGCATGTCAGCCCATTCGCTAAGGTCGCCTGGTTCAGCAGCAGCCTCGAGCGCTTCTTTGGAAAGGTGCTTCAGCGGACCAACTGGACCGACATCGCCGAAAGTAGCCTGTGACCACGCTGCATGCTCACGGCGTACCAGCTCGCGGGCAATAGCCCCATCAATCACCTTCAATACATCAGCGAGAATGTAGGCTCTGTTCCCGCCGTTTGAGTATTGGGTATCATGCAGCAGGTGTTCGCGTATCTGGTGCAGGCGATCGAGTGATACAGGACCGTGCGCCGGGTGGTTGTTAGTTGTCATGGGTTAGTCCTCCTTAATCCCATTGCAAAACTGATGCGAAATATGCACCGCGACACGGCGAATCACGAGGATGATGCCAGCCTGAATAGCCATCCTGACCACCTATTGGGCTAACTTTGTACCAGCACTGATAATAGCGGGCGCTACTTGCAAAATCAGCCGCACCATCCGAGTCGATTACATCTTGGGACACAGAAGCCTGAATTATTTCCGCTTCCGTATAATCGCCGCGCATAACGATGAATCGCGCATCTTCCGAGCAAAGATAATCACATGAACCGTCATATTTACCTTTGGCGGTAGGTTTGATTAATTTATCCATCTCACTCCCCCTTCACGCCAATGCCAGCGGCTACAAGTTCTGCGGTGTTGGCATCCTGCTGTCGGCAGTCGCATTCAATCTCAATCGGCTCGCCCCATGGCTGCGTGCCGCCACTATCAGTCATTCCTGTGTCGTTGCATTTCGGGCATGGTTTTTCCTCAAGCGCATTCAGCAACATACGGATCTCATGTTGTTGTGCTGCTATCGTTGAGTCTTTGGCTTCCAACTCATCCAGCAGCGCCTCCGCCTCGATGTAAATCACCTGCCGATCGTGGTCTGCCGGGTCGCTATAGTTGTCCTGCATGAACTGGAATTCTTCACGCAGCGCCTGTTTGTTGAGTGCTGTCATTGGGCTGCTCCTTGTCTGGCTCTGCTCAAGAGCTGGTTAAACATCATGGTTAGGCTGTTACTGCAACCAAACGGCATATCGTTAATGCGGTATGTTGGAATACCCTTGCGAACACCAGACTTCACGATCCGACCGGTGCCATAGAGCTGAGATAATGCTCCGGCGACCGCTGGGGTCTTTTTGTTCATACCTTTGGCGATTTCACCGCTGGTGGTATTCGGATGAGCCTGGAGATATTCAAATACGGTCATGGCGTTTTATCTTTACGTTCCTGTTCCAGTTGCACCAGAGACTCTTTTAATGCTGCGAACGTAGCGTCCAGTCTGGTGGCGACTTCGCGCATAAGCGGCGCATGCTTTGGTGGCAATTCAGCAACGGAGGCAAACGCCTCCGCTACGAGTTCTTTTACCTTCATGCGGCGCATTGGCGCTGCTCCATCAACTCGTTAAAGCGATTGATGAACATGCCGTATGACTGGCCAGGACGAACTGGGTTGATAATGAATAAATCCGTTGGGACAACTCCCTCGAGGCATGGCCAAATGGAACCTTCGTCAATCTCAAAATCGCGGCGTTCGCTGGCGAGCATCACCAGGTCGGCATATTTCACGGTTGGGTGTTGCTCAGTTGGTAGACCGAACTTCTGCCGAATGGCTGCGTCCACACGAGCTTCGATTGCCTGGTAATCCGGAAGCAGGCGCTTAAGTGGGGAGGGGATGTCCTGCAGGTAGGCTTCAGCAGCATCATGAAGCAGTGCTTCTAATGCAAACTCCTGCGGAACGAGGTGGCTGGTTAAAACGCTATGCTGGCCGACACTGTAAAACTCAGGAAGATGCCCTGCAAAGCGGCAGATATGAGACAACGCGGTAGCAATATCCTCGATCACGATATCGTCCTGTTGGATATCGAGGTAATTAAAATGTTTGCCGGATAATGTCTGAATGTAGCTCATGGTTTTCTCCATATTGGCGCGCTGCACCGCGCCATTAAATTAATGAATTGCTGAATTTAGCGTGCAGCAACCCAACCCATGCTTATGGGGGTAATTGTTGCCTGGTGTTTATCGCTTGGCTTCGCCGCCGAGAGAGGTTGTTAATCCGTTAATGAGAGAGATAAGCTCGCCGGTCATCAGAACAAAGTCAGCGTCGAACCGCTGAGCCGCATCCTCACGGTCGATATCGTCGTTTTGTTCTGTAATCTCATTAGAGAACTTAAGGCGTTTGATGCTGCCGTCATCGCAAAGAACGAACTGAATGCGCTGTTGCCAGTCGATAGACAGCTTTGTAACTACTTTGCCAGCTTCCAGATGCACATGAATTTCGTCACTGACCAGAGTCTGTTTTTTAAAGCGTCCAATACCGCCATCTTCAAGAATAGCTTTCAGTTCGGCTTCATCACCCAGGCCAAAGCCAGCAGGCGCACTACCGGAACGAACCCATTCGGTCATAGTTAGTTCGATCGGCGTTTCCATAGTCAGCGGTACCACCGGGAGAGAACCGAGAGTTTTACGAAGCAGGGCCAGTGAGTCTTCGGCACGTTTAGCGCTGGCTGCATCAACCATGATCAGACCGTCGGTGACGTTGATCCACAAACTAACAGTCGAGTTTTTGGAGAACGCCCGAGGAAGCAGGGAGTGCAACACTTCATCACGCAGCGAATCTTTCTCAGTTTTTTTGAGGCGACGCCCCTGATCGGATTCCAGACGCGACACACGCTTGCGCAGTTCTTCAGCAATGACAGGAGATGGCAGTATTTTTTCTTCCCGGCGAATAACCAACAACACTTGATTATTGACAGTGTGATGCAAGCGATCTGACAGCTGACCAAGTGGTGATACCCAACCGGTTTTTGCCATATCCTGGCTACCGCATGGAGTGAAGCGAAATAGTTCAAGCTGCTGTTCCAGCTCTTCCTGGTTGATGGTGAAATCGCGACTAATGCGATACACCAACATATTTTTGAAAAACGGATTGTTCATTCTCGGTTCCTCAACGCCTCTGCACCGGCGCTAAAAAGTTAGTTTCTCCATACACAACAGAGAAGGGCACCTGCATTGGTCGGCGGCTTGCAGAGACCGCTTTCTTTTTGCCCGGGTGGATTGGGTTATGAGCCCGTCGCCCGGTGATGCCCTTTTCTGTTGTGCCCTGAAAAAGGCTGGCGGTTACCGGAAATACACGGGAAAACACCGGGCCGCCAGAACAGGGAGTTACTTGTTATTGCTTTAGCCTGCTTTTAACCACATCAGGCGCGGTGGTATCTTGGTGTTCTCACACAACCAAGAGGGATGTTTATGGGCGCTTTTGATAACCAGGAAATTACGTTACCGCATGCCCTAAGTGCGGCACTAAGACGAAGAAGAAAATCGCTTGGCTCAAGTCGAACAAAAGTTTCACTTGTCGATGTGGAGCTACTATCAATGTCAACAGCAGCCAGCTTACTTCCGAAATCAGGATGGTTGAGGACAAGCTGAAGAAGCTCTTTAAATAGTTTTTTATCGACTGATATTATTTCGTTATCAGAGGTTGGTTTTTCAGCCTCTGATTTTTTAGTCAGGATCATTTTTTCTACACATGTGACTACGCATTCCGAACAGATGGCAGGTTCGTCCTTACCACCTTTTGCGACGATCTTTATCGCTCCCAGTTCGGTTGCTCCGCAAAATGAGCATGTGAATAAATGATTCATGTAAACCTCTACCCCCAACCTAAGTTTTCTGTCAGCGAATCATCCGGTTATTCATATGCCACCGGCGGCTACTTCGTGGGCGTCCTGCCTGTTCGTTATCTTTGATATAAAATCTAACTTAACTTAGTTTTAATGGCAAGAGAAAACACCAAACTTTTCTTAGTTCGGTATTTTGGTTAGAGAAAGGGGGGGGCTAGAGTTCGTATTGAACTCCTTTGACTACACCAATGATGAGGCAATTACCATTGATCGGGATGTTGGGGTACCGGGGATTTAATGGCACTAAAAACTTTTGAGGGCCATCGATAACTAATTTTTTTACTGTGGCTTCGTTTGTTCCATCAAGTCTAGCGATGACTATTTTTCCATGCCGGGGTTCTGCATCAGGATCTACAATCACTGTTGCGCCTTCTGGTATTGTTGGGAGGCCATTAGGGTTAGTCATGGAGTCGCCTTTAACCTCCAATGCAAATGAGTTATCACCAATCTTTAATGATGTATCTACCCACTTGTCTACTTCACTAAACACTTCTGCTGTCCTGCACTCAGTAAACTGCCCAGCCTGAACCCACGAGATTACAGGAACTCTGCGCATGTTTGTGACGAGTTTGCCTTCAAACTCAGCACCATAAAGAATGTAATCTATTGACGTATTGAAGAACTTCGCTAATTTTGAAAGTGCTTCCCCGCCAGGGACATTAATGTCTTTCTCCCAGTACCCCACAGCAACGTCACTCACTCCACAAAATTTACCCAATTCTTTCTGGGACGTTCTGGTAACCCTTCTCAGAGCCTTTATACGCTGACCAACCGTTTCCATAGGAGCACCATTTCTTTAATTACTAAGTAATCTTAGTTTTTATTGACCTAAGATAGATTGATAATTAACATCTAATAAAACTTAGTTTGGAGGGCATATGACGACTGACGATATCGAAAGCTACTTCGGCAGCATTGAGAAAGTTGCTGCTTTTTTCGGCATAACAACTGAAGCCGTTTATCAGTGGCGAAACCGTCCTGGCCAGTTAATTCCAAAAGGACGTGCAGCAGAGGCTGCATATAGAACTTGCGGACGGTTGCCATTTAAACCTGAGCTTTATGAAAAATCTAATGGATAAATCGATTTACAGAAACCACAGATATGAGGACTTAAACGTGGGTAAAGAACCTGAATGGAAAGTTGATAAACAGCCAGCATGGCTGGTGGCAGCAATACGAAGAACGATTGCTGATTTACCTCATGGTTATGAGGAAGCAGCGGAAATTCTTGGTTTGTATAAATCTGATGATATCACCCCAGCAAAAGATCAATTGCATAACAGACTGCGTAGCGGTGGGGATCAAATTTTTCCACTTGAGTGGGCCATGGTTTTACAGGATGCCAGTGGTACCAGGCATGTAACAGATGCAATAGCCCGTCGTAGTAATGGGGTGTTTGTGCCGCTGGTGGTCATTGATGACATTGACAATGGTGACATTAATCAGCGGCTGATGGAGTCAATAGAATGGATTGGCAAGCATTCCCAGTACTTACGCAAGGCAACTGCTGATGGAGTTATTGACCAGGCTGAGTGTGAGCAAATCGAAGAGAACAGCTACCAAGTAATGGCGAAGTGGCAGGAGCATTTAACACTGTTATTTCGTGTTTTTTGTGCGCCGGAAAAGAGTAACGCCCGCGAGTGTGCAGCTCCGGGCGTCGTGGCGTCGATTGCTTCTGGTTGTGGAGAAACTAACGCATGAACAGTTTAACAACACACTACCGTCGCTCGCAACTGATTGCGCTTCCTGTACCGGGTGGAAAAGCGAAGGTGGAGTATTGCTATGCAGTGAATGTACCAGGTGACAGGGAAATTGTAACCCACAGCTTTGCCGAGTGGGCTGTGGGTGATTTCAACCGGCAGAAGGAGACAGTCCTTTGCAACAAGTTAACCGCTGGTTCAAAGATCACTACGGAGTGCCCGTCAGAGTCATTCGTTGGGAGCCGGAAACACAACGTGTTATCTACCTCCGTGAAGGCTATGAGCATGAATGCTTCAGTCCGCTCGAACAGTTTCGTCGTAAATTCAGGGAAATAGGGGTCGGTCATGAGCACTAAATTAACCGGCTATGTATGGGATGGTTGTGCAGCGTCAGGTATGAAATTATCCAGCGTGGCAATTATGGCCCGCCTGGCTGATTTCAGTAATGACGAAGGTATGTGCTGGCCATCAATTGAAACCATTGCCCGCCAGATTGGCGCGGGGATGAGCACCGTCAGAACGGCTATCGCACGGCTGGAAGCAGAAGGCTGGTTAACGCGTAAGGCGCGTCGCCAGGGTAACCGCAATGCGTCGAATGTTTATCAGCTTAACGTTGCGAAGCTTCAGGCAGCGGCATTTTCTCAACTGTCAGATTCTGACCCGTCAAAATCTGACGCATCAAAATCTGACCCGTCAAAATTTGATGCGTCGAAATCTGGCAAAAAATCGGGTTTTCACCCGTCAGAATCTGGCGGGGATCCGTCAGTAAAATCAAAACATGATCCGTCAGATAAAAAACCTTCTCGTCCGGACGCTTCGCAACCGGACACGCAGACGGCTGAACAGGATTTTTTAACTTGCCATCCTGATGCGGTTGTATTCAGCCCTAAAAAGCGCCAGTGGGGAACGCAGGATGATTTGACCTGCGCACAGTGGCTCTGGAAAAAAATCATCGCCCTGTACGAGCAGGCTGCCGAATGTGACGGCGAGGTGGTTCGTCCCAAAGAACCGAACTGGACAGCCTGGGCAAACGAAATTCGCCTGATGTGTGTGCAGGATGGTCGTACTCACAAACAAATCTGCGAGATGTACAGCCGCGTCAGCCGCGATCCGTTCTGGTGCCGTAACGTGCTCAGCCCGTCGAAGCTGCGGGAAAAATGGGATGAGCTTTCCCTGCGCTTATCGCCGTCCGTCAGCACGTACACAGAAAAACGCGAAGACCCGTACTTCAAAGCCAGTTACGACAATGTGGACTACAGCCAGATCCCGGCAGGATTCAGGGGGTGAGCATGAGTCTTTTGAATGACGTTCAGAAATTCATTGAAGCCCATCCGGGCTGTACTTCCGGAGACATTGCGGATGCTTTTGCAGGTTACTCACGGCAGCGCGTTCTGCAGTCAGCAAGCAAGTTACGTCAGAGTGGTCGTGTGGCTCACCGTTGTGAAGGAGATACACACAGACATTTCCAGCGCCTGACTGAGAGAGCGCAGGATCCGGAACCACAACCAGTTCGTGAAACCAGACCTGTGCGCAATTTCTATGTCGGCACTAACGACCCGCGGGTGATTTTGTGCCTGACCCGCCAGGCGGAAGAACTGGAGTCCAGGGGCTTATACCGTCGTGCTGCAACGGTGTGGATGGCGGCATTCCGTGAAAGCCACTCCCAGCCAGAACGAAACAATTTTCTGGCGCGTCGTGAACGGTGTTTACGGAAAAGCAGTAAGCGGGCTGCATCAGGTGAAGAGTGGTATCTGTCAGGGAATTACGTGGGGGCTTAATGAGTAATAAATATTGCCAGGCGCTGGTGGAACTGCGGAACAAACCAGCCCATGAACTGAAGGAAGTGGGCGATCAGTGGCGCACGCCGGACAACATTTTCTGGGGAATTAACACCCTGTTTGGCCCGTTTGTTCTGGATCTGTTCACTGACGGTGATAACGCCAAATGTGCCGCGTATTACACGGCGGAAGACAACGCGCTGGCGCATGACTGGTCAAAACGTCTTGCGGAGCTTAAAGGGGCTGCCTTTGGTAATCCCCCATACAGCCGCGCCAGTCAGCATGAGGGGCAATACATCACCGGCATGCGTTACATCATGAAACATGCCAGTGCCATGCGTGATAAGGGCGGGCGCTATGTTTTCCTGATCAAAGCTGCCACCAGCGAAGTGTGGTGGCCGGAAGATGCGGATCATATTGCTTTTATTCGCGGGCGTATTGGTTTTGAACTGCCTGCCTGGTTTATCCCGAAGGACGAGAAGCAGGTGCCGACAGGCGCTTTCTTCGCTGGTGCTATTGCTGTTTTCGACAAGACCTGGAAGGGACCGGCAATCAGCTACATCGGGCGTGATGAACTTGAGGCATGTGGTGAGGCGTTTCTGGCGCAGGTTCGCCAGCAGGCGGAAAAACTGGTCAGGGAGATGGCGGCATGACGACGTTAACTCAATGCCAGCAGCAGGTGCTGGATATGCTGATTTCTTACCAGAAAGAACGTGGCTTCCCGCCAACCAATCAGGAGGTGGCAACCATGCTGGGATACCGTTCAGTGAATGCAGCGGTGGAGCATCTTCGCGCACTGGAGAAAAAAGGCGTCATCACGATAAAGCGTGGCGTGGCCCGGGGGATAACGCTTCATACCGCGGTGAAGGACGACGACAGCGAGGCGGTCGGGATTATCCGCGCACTGCTTGCCGGTGAGGAAAACGGCAGGCTGCGTGCAGCCCACTGGTTACATGAGAGGGGCCTGAAAGTATGAAGCTGATCCTGCCTTTCCCGCCCAGTGTGAACACGTACTGGCGACACCCCAACAAAGGGGCATTTGCTGGTAAGAGCCTGATAAGCGAGGCGGGGCGAAAATTTCAGAGCGCGGCGTGCGCAGCAATAGTTGAGCAGTTACGTCGTCTGCCGAAACCAACGTCGACACCCGCTTCAGTGGAGATCGTGTTGTTTCCTCCGGATAACAGGATCCGCGATCTGGAAAACTATAACAAGGCGCTGTTTGACGCCCTGACCCACGCGGGGGTGTGGGAAGACGACAGCCAGGTGAAAAGAATGCTGGTGGAGTGGGGACCGGTTATCCCGGAAGGGAAGGTCGAGATCACTATCAGTAAGTACGAGAAAACGGCGGGTGCAGCCGCCTGATTAAGAGGAGAAACGAAGTATGAATAATCTGATGGTCATTGATGGTATTGAAGTTCGTCGTGATGCTTATGGTCGTTACAGCCTGAACGATCTGCATCGCGCAGCAGTAGCATCTGGTGCAAATGCCAGAACCAAGGAGCCAGGAAAGTTTCTTTCCAGCCAACAGATTACTGAGCTGGTTCAGGAATTGATCGATACCCAAAATCTGGGTGTCGGTTCATTCAATGAAACTACCCAAAATTTGGGTAGTAAACCAGTCAGTAAAATAGAAGGGCGGAATGGAGGAACATATGTCTGTAAGGAACTGGTGTATGCCTATGCAATGTGGATCAGCCCGTCATTCCATCTGAAGGTGATCCGTACTTTCGATATGGTAACCAGCGCACCGGAAAAATTATCCGGACAGGCTGCTGACAAGATGCAGGCTGGCGTGATCCTGCTGGACTTTATGCGCCGGGAGTTAAACCTGTCTAACTCTTCAGTGCTTGGTGCCTGTCAGAAACTCCAGGAGGCTGTTGGCTTACCGAATCTGGCACCGCGCTATGCCATTGATGCTCCTGCTGATGCACACGATGGCTCAAGTCGCCCGACACTGTCACTGAGTGCACTGCTGAAACAGTATGGTATACGCCTGACGGCTAATCAGGCATATCACCAGATGGTGAAACTGGGGATCGTCGAGCAGCGCGAACGATACAGCCGTACCGCGATTAACAACATCAAAAAATTCTGGTCGCTGACAGCGAAAGGCTGCATGTTCGGCAAGAATATCACCAGTCCCGCAAATCCGCGCGAGACGCAGCCGCATTTCTTCGAATCCCGATTCCCTGAGCTGTTAAAGCTGCTCGATACCGTTCATTGAGGTGACCGTGAGAGCACTACTGACCCCTGAAATTGCCCCGCGTATGGGGATCGTATTGTTCAGGCCAGGTTCAGAGCTGATGCCCCTGTTTATGCAGGGGCGTGTCCTGCTGGAGCCTGAGCCGGAACGTTATTCATCTTTTGCCAGTGGTGCCGTTCCGGCGGCATCACAACCGCTGGCGGATGATCCTGTCGTTCGGGCCGTGTTCCGCAATGAGGCAGTGATCCGTCGTGCTGGTGGCGTGGAATGTCTTGAAAGCTGGTTACTTCGTGAAAAAGGCTGCCAGTGGCCTCATTCCGGCTGGCACAGCGAGAACATGACAACAATGCGACACGCGCCGGGCGCAATCCGTCTGTGCTGGCACTGCGATAACCAGCTGCGCGATCAGTTCACGGAACGGCTGGAATCAATGGCAACGGATAACTGTGCCCGCTGGGTGTTGTCTGTTGTGCGTCGGGATCTCGGTTTTGATGACAGTCACGTTGTGACAATGCCGGAACTGTGCTGGTGGCTGATTCGTAATGACCTGGCGGATGCCTTACCGGAAAGTGCAGCCCGTAAGGCACTGAGATTACCGAAGCCTGTTGTGCCGTCTGTCACCCGGGAAAGTGACCTTGTTCCTTCGGTTCCGGCCACCAGCATCATCCAGAATAAAGCGAAAAAGGTGCTGGCGCTGAAAGTGGATCCGGAGTCGCCGGAGTCTTTTATGTTACGCCCAAAACGTCGCCGCTGGGTTAATGAAAAGTACACGCGCTGGGTTAAGACACAGCCGTGTGCATGTTGTGGAAAGCCTGCTGATGATCCCCACCACCTGATAGGCCACGGTCAGGGGGGAATGGGTACAAAAGCGCATGACCTCTTTGTGTTGCCTTTGTGCAGAAAGCATCACGACGAGCTGCATGCGGATACCGTGGCATTTGAAGAGAAGTATGGCTCCCAGCTGGAGCTGATATTTCGTTTTATCGATCGTGCGCTGGCAATAGGCGTGCTGGCCTGATTTTGTGGAGAAAGTTGATGCGTGATATTCAAATGGTTCTTGAACGTTGGGGGGCATGGGTGGCAAATAATCACGAGGATGTGGAATGGTCATCTGTTGCTGCAGGTTTTAAGGGATTAATTCCTTCGAAAGTAAAATCCCGCCCGCAATGTAGCGATGACGATGGCCTGATCATTAGCTCTGCGATGACAGTTCTTAAGAAAAAGGAACCGTATCAATACGAATTACTGGAAATGTATTATGTGTATGGGGTTACATTACGGGCGTTGGGGGTAAAACTGGGGATATCACTTAATCAGGTTGTTATCAGACTGCAGAAAGCTGAAGGGTTTATTGACGGTTGTCTGGCAATGTTGGGGGTATCTTTAGAAATTGATTGTTACATATAGTAATAAATTCAATCAAAGTAAATAATCATATTTTATTATAACCTCCTGATGATACCTGTTCATTGGGAGGTTATTATGGATAAAAATGTAGAGCATGTATTAGTTGATGCAATCGAAAATAAGCAATCTTTAACAGTCGTTTACTTAGGAGGGAGCCAGCCCGGAACATTAAGGAATATTTCTCCGATTAGTATAAATGGGGATAAATTGCGGGCAAGATGCCATAGTTCTGGAGCAGTAAAGGTTTTCAATCTTGGGAAAATACAGTTACCCAGTGACTCCTGCGCGGTATCTATGCACTATGGAGATTTAGAAGTTAAAGCTTATGAGACGATGCAGAGCGTAAATGACAACTTTCATGCCCTTTATCCTGAAGGACGATGGGGTGTTGATTTTAATGAGCATCGCTTTGCTTTATTTGATTTTTTTAAAAACGGGAAACGAAAAAAAACGGCATTTATGGCAATTGAGTTCAGGGAAAGAGATGAAGAGAAAATAATAACAGGTGTAACAATTGATATTGGTATATCTGGAACAGTGATTTCTGAGAAGTCCCGAATCCCAAAAAGACGACCATGGGTAGTGGTTGGTCCCGAACACGGAGAATACAGTACTTATTCAACTTTGGACAAGGCTGCTACAGCGTTTTTTGAGAGGCTTTCGTTGATAGCATCCGGCCTGGAAGATAATTGATTTTATGTTTGGTATTCAGAGTTCGCCGTGCTTAAGAAAGTCAAGATTCTAAAAATACTGAATGAGCTACTTGTGTTATAACAAAAATGCTATTAGTGTGTTAAGAGTGGTTACTTCGCCACACAACTTAAACCCGCCACTGAGCGGGTTTTTTGTACCTGTAAACTTGGTGCAGTACAGTAAACACGCTGGTGGTCGTGAATACTGACTTTTTATCTTGCTGGCTTTTTAGACAAGAGTTATTGGTATGTCATGTTAACCAGAAGGTAAAAAGACATGCTAAAACAGCAAGATATGACAGAAACCGCCGCCGCAGTCCTTCATTTCTTACCTGCTGACAAGTGGGTAACGCCACGCATGATGACGAGAACTACCGGAGTAAGCGAAGCCCGGTGCCAGTTAATACTGACTCAGTTAGTTCTGGCGGGTCTGGCGAAGGATAACGGCGGGTACGGGAATAAATTCAGACGCTGCCAGTAATGGCGGTTTCCTGCTGTGAAAATGGGCGGCTGGTGGGTGTTGGTAGCACCTGCCAGCCATTCGCTCATGCTTACTGGTCACAAGCGAACCACGGCCCACTGCTTTAGCGCAAAAGCATAGTGAGCCTATCAGAGTTACGCTTACGGATCTATGAAAAATACTGTAAATATAAACAGTGTTGAGTTAGTCAACGCTGATAGCCTGCAATACATCGCAACTCTCCCTGATAACTTCATTGACCTGATAGTCACGGATCCGCCGTACTTCAAAGTGAAACCCAACGGCTGGGACAATCAATGGAAAGGGGATGAGGATTATCTTCGCTGGCTTGATATGTGCCTCGCACAATTCTGGCGAGTGCTTAAACCTGCCGGCAGTCTTTATCTTTTCTCAGGTCACCGTCTGGCGGCAGACATTGAGATCATGATGCGTGAACGCTTCAACGTTATGAACCACATTATCTGGGCGAAGCCATCAGGGCGTTGGAACGGTTGTAATAAAGAAAGCCTGCGCTCTTACTTCCCCGCGACGGAACGCATCCTTTTCGCTGAGCATTATCAGGGGCCATATAAGCCGAAAAGCGACGGATTTGCTGAGAAAAGCAACGAGGTCAAACAGCACGTCATGGCTCCGTTAATCACCTACTTTCGTGATGCACGAGCCGAACTGGGGGTCACGTCCAGGCAAATAGCTGACGCTACCGGAAAGAAAAATATGGCGTCTCACTGGTTCGGTACCAGTCAGTGGCAACTACCAAACGAGCAGGATTACGAAAAGCTGCAGGAATTGTTCACTCAGATCGCCATTGAGAAGCACCGCGCCTCTGAACTCAAAGCACCGCATCACCAGCTGGTGGCCACATGGCATTCGTTGAACCGGAAATACCTTGATCTGCTGGAAGAGTACAAATCTCTTCGGCGGCATTTCTCTGTGACAGTAGCCGTGCCCTATACAGACGTCTGGACACATAAACCCGTCCAGTTCTATCCAGGCAAACACCCGTGCGAAAAGCCCGCTGATATGTTGCGGCAAATCATCAACGCCAGCAGCAGGCCCGGCGATGTGGTAGCTGATTTTTTTATGGGCTCGGGATCAACTGTTAAAGCAGCGATTGAGCTTGGTCGCCAGGCCATCGGCGTAGAACTGGAAGAGGAGCGATTCAACCAGACGGTAAGTGATGTAAGGCAGCTGGCAGGGGAATAAAAGCTTGGGTCGCTATCGCGGCCCTTTTTATTACCTCAACTGGACACCCGCAACGTAGCGAGGTGAGAGCATGTATCGAATGGAAAAAATCACGACGGGTATTGCATACGGCGCATCGGGAGGGGGGACCGGATACTGGTTGCTTCAGCTCCTCGATAAAGTCTCCCCATCTCAATGGGCGGCCATTGGTGTGCTCGGTAGCCTCATGTTTGGTTTGCTGACGTGGTTAACGAGTCTGTACTTCCAAATCAAAGCGGATCGCCGCAAAGCTGCGCGAGGTGAATGATGTCGAACAAAGCAAAGCTCAGCGTAGCAGTGCTGGCGCTAATCGCGTCAGGGGCTTCTGCTCCACTCATTTTTGACCAATTCATCAGCGAGAAAGAAGGCAATGCGCTGGTGGCCGTTGTTGATCCGGGTGGGGTCTGGTCTTTATGTCACGGCGTGACCGTTATCGATGGCAGGCGTGTTGTTAAGGGCATGACGGCCACTGAGGAACAATGCCGGAAGGTTAACGCTATTGAACGCGATAAGGCATTAGCCTGGGTTGATCGCAATATCAAAGTGCCTCTGACAGAGCCACAGAAGGTGGGTATCGCATCCTTCTGCCCGTATAACATCGGCCCCGGTAAATGCTTCCCATCGACCTTCTATAAGCGCATCAACGCAGGTGACCGCATCGGTGCATGCGAGGCAATCCGCTGGTGGATTAAAGACGGTGGCCGTGATTGTCGTCTAACCAAAGGCCAGAAGAATGGCTGCTATGGCCAGGTTGAGCGACGGGACCAGGAAAGCGCGCTGGCGTGCTGGGGGCTGGACCAATGAAAATTAATCCGGGTCTTATCGGCGTTGTCGTTATTGCTGGCCTTTCCGTCGCTCTCGTTAAGAGCTGCTCCGACGCCAGTAGCCTACAGAGCGATAACGACGTTCTGCGAAGTGACAACTCTATGCAGGGGCAGGTGATCGCCACCCAGGCATTCAACTTCAATCGATTCAATCAGGTTGCAGAACATGCCAACAGGCTAAACTCCCTGATCGACACCAGCACCGAAGAAACTGTAATCGAATACCGGGAGATTCTCCGCCGTGAAAAAACCTGTGATCTGCCTGTTCCTGCTGACATTGCTGGTGGGCTGCTCGAATACGCGTACCGTTTACGTTCCAGCGCAATGCACGCCGATACCGACGGACCTGACGCAGCCGATGATAGTACCGCTGCCGCCGGCTCAATAACGTACTGCCAGGCTGTACTCTGGATTAAGCCGCTGCTGGCCGTGATTGAAAAGGGCAATAACAATTTCGCTGGAATTCGTCAAATAGAGAGCGAGCGTCAATAGTCTTTATCCCTAGCAAGGGATAAAGCAACCATTATCCCCGCTAAGGGATAGGCGTTACAGCAGACACTCACCTAATGCCTGTTGCCATTCAGCCAAGGAGCCAGCCTATGAAAAAAGTTAAAGTTACAATTGCTCACCTTGAAGAGCACTACGAGGGTATTGTTCGAGCCGCAAACGTCACATTCCAGGTTATTCAGAATGAAAGTGTGATAGTGAAGGATTCTTTATCCGGTAAAGCTTCCCATCCCTTCACTAAAATTTACGCTGTCGATGTTGATGAATCAGCTGTACATGTGATGCATGATCGGCCTGATTTGAGCTGGTTAACAATTACAGCAGAGCTTGTTGAATAGTATTTATTTTGCAGCTTCAATTGCTTAGCATTATCTCCGGGTACCCAAAGGAGATAAATATGTTTGTTGCAGAAGGCTTGAAGCCTGACCTTGATAATATAGGTTGGGTTATGGGGTGGGGGGTTGTAAGGAATGCCCCGTGGCATTTAGTCGGTGTTTACGCCACCAAAGATGTGGCCGAAACTAAGGCAGCCTCACTAGGTGAGGGCTATGAAGCCCATTATGGCTCACATCGGTTAGGCTCTGACGACTTCATCCACCACAACTTCACGCGCAGTTAACAAAAGAAGTTGTTCGATATTTAGCCTCGCTTATGCGGGGCTTTTTTATGTCCGCAGTAAACCGCGCATTCTCGTGCGCATATCAACCAAGAGCTTTTCGGGATATGAGACAGAGACAGGACGGTGGCTTACATCGTGCCGCTCTTGGGCTGTCCATGTCTGCGAGAACTGGCTCATATCACCAAAAAGGTAAATACGATGTCCAATATCATCCCGATTGATTTCGAAGGCCATCCCATGCGTTTTTCTGACGATGGCTGGTTTGACGCGACTGCGGCAGCTGACAAGTTCAACAAGGAGCCGGCTCAGTGGCTTAGGCTTCCTGAGACTGTCCGTTACATCGAGGCGTTAAAGAGTAGATATGGGAATATCACATATGTAAAAACCAGCCGCGCTCGCAAAGACCGTGGCGGCGGAACATGGCTTCACCCAAAGCTGGCGGTCAGATTTGCTCGATGGCTTTCTGTAGATTTTGAGATCTGGTGTGATGAGCAAATTGACGCAATCATTCAGGGTTCCGTTCATCATATCGACGATGAAAGAATAAAGGCTATTTTCCTTCTGGATAAATCTCAGCCATGGGAAAAGAGGTTTAGCGATCCGTTTTATTCTGCGATGTTCAAAATGTCAGGGCTGCCCCGTCATCGACCAGGTCGTCGCCCCGCACTATTTGGGATGATCAGTGCCAAGTGGGTATATGGCCAGGTATTACCACCAGAAGTATATGCAGAGGTTAAAAGACGGCTGGCTGCGGGAGACAAAATCCATCAGCACCTTAAACCTGACGCGCTGACATTGGTTGAGCGACAGATCATTGCCGTTACCAGCATTGCCAATGGGTGCTCTGATTATCGTGATTTCGAAGCGCGTTGCATGTCGGCATTCCCGGTGAAAGGGCAGATGAAATTGCTCTATGCGGCGGCCTGATCATGAGCACCCGAATAATAGAATGCGCCTCCAGAGCGGGGCGCGACTTCTCAGAGTTCATGAAAGGCGAGAAGGGCATGATGGAAGCATTGGCCTCGGTGGATGAGTTTGGCGAGCAGCTGCGCCTCAACGGCTGTGTCAATCATCACTTTGTTAGCTACATGATGCGGAACTCGATCATGCAGGCATTCATGGACATGGCAAAAGCCGAGAGGAAAGAAGAGCGCCGGCGTAAGCGAGCGGAAGCAAAAGCGAAGTAGCCATTACAAAGCCCATCTACTGGTGGGCTTGATAATGGTTATCCCCGCAAGCGGATAGTATGGTTTTTATCCCCTGCGGGGTATAAATAGGACTTGCAAATGCGGGGTTTATCATTTTGAAGCCAATGACAGGAGTGGGTATGACACTTGAAGAACGAATTACAGCTTTAGAAAAGGCAGTCACATGCATTGTGAATGAAAAGCAAGAGGACACAACTGCCTTTGTTGATAAAATTATTCAGGAGATGCGTCAGTCCTCAGTATTTTCGCAGCTTCTAGAAAGGCCTCGTGAAGATTAGGGATGTTTTTAACACGTTCAGGATCAAGTTTTTCCTGGACAAATTTTGTCAACCCATCATATAAATCTTTGTTCGGGTACAGCTCATTAACTGCTTTAATTAGTGCTCCAAAAGCAAGCTGATTTGCTATTTTTTGTACGGCTAATTCTTTTTCTAACTGCTCAACCTTTTCTTTTAAACCAAAACCTTCTGACATTTTTGATTCCTTATTCTGAGGTAATCAGCCATTACTCTTTATTAAGTGCGCCAGTGTCCCACCACCGACGGGCTGAATGCCTACATTAACCAGGGTTAAGACGAAACAACACCCTGATATTCAAACAGTAGCCGCCATCACGCGGCTTTTTTATGCGCATCGCACGCGCACATCGTAGAAAGTCTTTCAGCTGTGAGCCTGGGCAAACCGTTAACTTTCGGCGGCTTTGCCGTGCGACAGGCTCACGCCTAAAAGGAAATAAATCATGGGTCATAAAATTATCACGTTGTCCGGCGCGGCGACGGATGTTCTGTATGCGCTGTTTTTCCGTGGCGCGCTTCAGTCTGGTGATCTGCCAGCCAAATCTGGTGCTGCTGAGCTTCTAGAGCTGGGATTCGCTGAAACACGCCATACCGCGACGGAGTATCAAAAGGAAAATTATTACACCTTCCTGACCGCTGAAGGGCAGGAGTTCGCCATTAAGCACCTGGTGAATACGCGCTTTGGTGTTCCTGCTGGTGGTTATATTGGTGGCTCTGTAAATATTCAGTTTGGCCGGATAGAGAACGACCCACGAAAAGGCTATGCCATCAATGTTGGCATCTGTCCCGAAATTAAGACCGGCGTGAAGCTATCCCCTGAAATGGTAAAAGCGATCTCAGATGTTGTGTCCGAGGAACTGAAGAAGAGTCTTCGGCCAGGTGGCACGATATGGTCAGCGCTGTCGCGATGAATGGACGTTTAGACGTCCAAATGGGTGCGAATCAAGTCGCATTCCAGCAAATGATAATCATTATCATTTGCGGGTCCTCCCGGCAGGGTGGCCTGCCACGGGGCGGCGCGCTCGCGGGAAACGGCTAGTTTTTCGGATCCAGGGTCATCATCATCATGTGCGCAGGTCTTTGATTTAATTAGAGGCCATTTTCGCAAGATGTCGAATCGTTCAAAAAGTGTTCACCATCATGGACCAGGAAATTGCCACTTTAAAACTCAATATCAACCAGCTGGCAGGGATAACCGGCGTACACCGTCAGACGGTTGCCGCGAGACTGAAAAATGTTGAACCTGCTCCAGGCAGCAACAGCAAGTTAAAGCTCTATCTGGTGACCGACATTCTGACCGAACTGATGATCCCTACCGTTTCGGCCAACATCGATGATATGCCCCCCTCTGACAGGCTGTCCCACTGGAAAGCAGAGAATGAGAGGCTGAAGTTCGAACAGGATACGGGGCAGTTAATACCCGCAGATGAAGTGGCGCGAGAATTCTCATTGATGGCGAAAGCCGTCGTCATGGTACTTGAAACCCTCCCGGATGTGCTCGAGCGCGACTGTGCTTTAACGCCTGCTGCGGTAGTTCGTGTGCAAAGCGTTATTGATGATCTGCGCGACCAGATGGCGGAGAGGGTGCAGGACGCTGAAAAAGAGGAGGAAGAGCCTGAGGAGGACTGATGGCAAAGCGGGCATCCGCCATGGACATCCGCCGCGATGTCTCCGGTATTTTACGAGCCCCGCGTCGTATGCCGGTGGCCGATGCGGTCAGTACTTATATGCGCGTGCCAATGGGGGCGGGAAACTCAGTTCCATGGGATCCGGATCTGGCACCCTATGTGATTGAGCCGATGAACTGCCTGGCATCGCGTGAATACGATGCGGTGGTGTTTGTGGGCCCGGCGCGAACGGGTAAAACCATCGGGCTGATTGACGGCTGGATTGTTTATAACATTGTCTGCGATCCGGCAGATATGCTTGTGATTCAGGTATCTGAGGAAAAAGCGCGCGAGCATTCCAAAAAACGCCTGGACCGTACTTTTCGCTGTAGCCCTGAAGTTAAAACCCGGCTAAGCCCAAGACGTAACGATAACAACGTCTACGACCGTACATTCCGCGCCGGTAACTATCTGAAGCTTGGCTGGCCATCCGTCAATATCATGTCGTCCTCGGACTATAAGAGTGTGGCGCTGACGGATTATGACCGCTTTCCGGAAGATATCGACGGGGAGGGGGATGCTTTTTCACTGGCATCGAAGCGTACCACGACATTCATGTCCTCCGGGATGACGCTGGTTGAAAGCTCGCCCGGGAGGGATATCAGAGACACAAAATGGCGGCGTTCCACGCCCCATGAAGCCCCTCCGACCACCGGAATTTTATCGCTCTATAACCGTGGTGACCGCCGTCGTCTTTACTGGCCATGCCCGCATTGCGGCGAATATTTCCAGCCGGAAATGGACAATATGACCGGGTACCGCGACAGCAGCGATCCTGTGCTTGCCAGCGAAGCGGCTTTTCTACAGTGCCCGGCCTGTAAAGGCAGGATCACACCGGACATGAAGCGTGCGCTTAACATGAAATGTGTCTGGCTCCGGGACGGGCAAACCATCGACAGGAAAGGCCAGGTTAGCGGTGATGGCCGTCGTTCCCGTATTGCCTCCTTCTGGATGGAAGGTCCGGCAGCTGCTTACCAGACCTGGGCGCAGCTTATTTATAAGTTCCTGACCGCCGAGCAGGAATATGAATCCACGCGCAGCGAAGAAACCCTGAAGACGGTGATCAACACCGATTTCGGCAGGCCCTATTTGCCGCGGGCCAGCATGGAGCAGCGTAAAAGTGAATTGCTCGAGCAGCGTGCCGAAGAAGTCCCAAAACGTTCGGTACCCGATGGCGTGCAGTTTCTCACTGCGACCGTGGACGTGCAGGCCGGGCGCAACCGGCGCTTTGTTGTGCAGATTACGGGTTATGGAAGTATGGGTGAGCGCTGGATAGTTGACCGTTACAACATCCGGCATTCGCTGCGCTGCGACGGCAACGGGGAAAGCATTCAGGTGGATCCGGCGAGCTATCCGGAGGACTGGGATCTTTTACTCACCGACGTCTTTGATAAAACGTGGCCACTCGCAGCTGACCCGTCAAAGGGCATGCGGCTGATGTCGATGGCCGTGGACTCAGGGGGTGAAGATGGCGTGACGGATAATGCCTACAAATTCTGGCGCAGATGTCGCCGTGAGGGGCTGGGTAAGCGTATCTATCTCTTCAAGGGGGACAGCGTCAGGCGCAGCAAACTTATCCAGCGAACGTTTCCCGACAACACGGGCAGATCAACGCGCCGCGCACAGGCGACGGGTGATGTGCCTCTTTATCTTCTCCAGACCGATGCCCTTAAAGACCGAGTGAATAATGCGCTGTGGCGTGATTCACCCGGCCCTGGCTATGTGCATTTCCCCGCCTGGCTGGGCAGCTGGTTCTATGACGAACTGACGTATGAGGAACGCTCGAATGAAGGGAAATGGAGTAAGCCAGGCCGGGGCGCAAACGAAGCATTTGACCTGCTCGTTTATGCCGACGCGCTCGCCATCCTTAGTGGTTACGAAAAAATCAAATGGCCGTCAGCTCCTGAGTGGGCACGGCGGGAAACGTGGATCGAGGACACGCAGACGGAAACTGGCGAAATGCCATCCCCGCCGCCTGCGCCGAAATCTAAATCAAAACCAAAACGTGAGAAGCCCGTAACCGAGCAGGCTAATCCGTGGTCTTCGTCAGGAGGTTGGGTGTGAATCCAGCAGATATTCAAAACATGATCGACAGCTACGCTGCAGCCGAGCTGTCTGTTCTGGAGGGGAAATCAATCACTTTCAACGGGCAGCAGATGACGCTCGAAAACCTGTCGGAAATCAGAAAAGGCCGTCAGGAATGGGAGCGACGACTGGCTACGCTCAATAACAAACGCCGCGGGCGACCCGGCTACAGGCTGGCGAGGTTTGGATGAGTTTTTTAGATGATGCGATAGGCCTGTTTTCACCAGGCTGGAAAGCCTCACGCCTGCGTGCCCGCGCAGTTATTAAGGCGTATGAGGCGGTAAAGCAAACGCGTACCCACAAAGCCCAGAAGGAAAATCGTTCAGCCGATCAGCTCAGCCAGATGGGGGCGGTTTCACTGAGGCAGCAGGCGCGCTGGCTGGACAACAACCACGATCTGGTGATTGGCGTTTTCGACAAGCTGGAAGAAAGGGTGGTGGGTGCGAAGGGCATCATAGTTGAACCGCATCCGATGCTGACTAACGGGAAGATAGCTAAAAAGCTGGCCACTGACATCCGCAGAAAGTGGGGCGAATGGTCCGTAAGACCCGATGTTACAACCCAGTTTACCCGCCCCATGCTGGAGCGGCTGATGCTGCGAACGTGGCTCCGGGACGGTGAGGTATTTGCTCAGCTGGTTCGCGGTACCGGAAATGGTCTTCAGCCGGTTGCTGGCGTGCCGTTCTGGCTGGAAGCGCTGGAGCCGGACTTCGTGCCGATGAACAGCGATGCCGCCACCCAGCTCAATCAGGGCGTTTTTGTCGATAACTGGGGGCGCCCGAAAAAATATCAGGTCTATAAAAGCCTGCCAGTATCCGGGCGTCAGTTCGATACCAAAGAGATAGATGCAGAAAACATGCTTCATCTCAAATTCACACGACGCCTGCACCAGACCCGCGGAACGTCTCTATTGTCAGGTGTTCTGATGCGTCTGAGCGCGCTGAAAGAGTACGAGGACTCGGAGCTTACCGCTGCCAGAATTGCTGCCGCACTCGGCATGTATATCAAAAAAGGCGACGGACAGAGCTTCGAGTCTGATTCCAGCAGCGATGACCGCGAGCTGATGATTCAGCCCGGTATGCTCTATGACGAGCTGCAGGCCGGGGAAGAAATCGGGATGATTAAATCCGATCGCCCGAACCCTAACCTCGAGTCGTTTCGTAACGGACAGCTGCGTGCCGTGTCTGCCGGCAGTCGCCTCAGCTTTTCCAGCACATCCAGAAACTACAACGGAACGTACAGTGCCCAGCGGCAGGAGCTTGTCGAGTCAACCGACGGATATCTGATTCTTCAGGACTGGTTCATCGGTTCAGTGACCCGGCCCATGTACCGGGCCTGGCTGAAGATGGCTATTGCTGCCGGAGAAATCAAGCTGCCGAGAGGCATCGATATGGACTCGCTTTATAACGCGGTTTATTCGGGGCCCGTTATGCCGTGGATTGATCCCGTTAAAGAAGCGAATGCCTGGAAAACGCAGATCCGCGGCGGTGCTGCTACTGAATCCGACTGGATACGTGCCAGCGGTCGCAACCCGGATGATGTTAAGTCACGCCGTAAAGCGGAGGTTGACGAGAACCGTGAACAGGGACTGGTGTTTGACACCGACCCCGCCAATGATAAAGGAGGCACCAGTGCCGAAGCCAAAGAACCGGGCGCGCCACCGTCCGAAAGCCAGCGCAAAAAGTAATTCGTGGTTCCGCATGCAGGCCAGCAATAACAGCGAGGCCGACATTTTTATCTATGACGAAATCGGGTACTGGGGCGTAACGGCGAAACAGTTCGTCAATGATCTCCGGGCACTTGGGGACGTCACCCACATCAACCTTTATATCAACTCGCCAGGTGGTGATGTCTTCGACGGTATTGCTATTTATAACGCGCTGAAGCACCACGGCGCGGCGATTACCGTGCATATCGACGGTCTCGCGGCCTCCATGGCCTCGGTGATTGCGATGGTAGGCAATCCGGTCATCATGCCTGAAAACACGATGATGATGATCCATAAGCCCTGGGGGTTTGCTGGTGGTGACGCGAGCGATATGCGCGACTATGCAGATCTTCTCGACAAGGTTGAATCCGTTCTTATCCCGGCTTATGCGCAGAAAACCGGAAAATCCACCGAAGAAATTGCGGCAATGCTGGAGGACGAAACCTGGATGAACGGCAGCGAGTGCCTTGAACTGGGTTTTGCCGACCAGGTGACACCATCCCTTCAGGCTATGGCCTGTATTCATTCAAAACGTATTGAGGAATTTGAAAAAATGCCAAAAAGCATTCGCAACATGATCACCCCGCCGCGCAACACTACCCAGCGTGACCCGGTTATTACCCAGCCTCAGGCACCGCAGGCAAAAACAGACCCGGCACCGGATGAAAATGTGATCCGCGCGCAGGTGTTGGCTGAGCAGAAAGCCCGTGTTAACGCTATCGGCGATCTCTTTGCCATGTTCGGCAATAAGCACATGGAACTGCAGAATCAGTGTGTGGCCGACCCTGATTGTTCCGTCGATAAGGCGAAAGATTTGCTGCTGGCAGAACTCGGTAAAACGGCCACGCCGTCCAATAAAACCACCCAGCCGCATATTCATGCGGGCAATGGTAACTTCGTCGCGGATGGTATTCGCCAGGCACTGATGGCGCGTGCCGGGTTCGAAGGTCAGGAGCGGGATAACGTTTATAACGGTATGACGCTGCGCGAGTATGCGCGTATGGCCCTGACTGAAAAAGGTATCGGCGTGGCCAGCTACAACCCGATGCAGATGGTTGGCCTGGCGCTGACCCACAGCACCTCTGACTTTGGCAACATTCTGCTTGATGTTGCGAACAAAGCGCTGATTCAGGGCTGGGACGAGGCGCAGGAAACCTTCGAACAGTGGACCAAAAAAGGCCAGCTGTCGGACTTCAAAACGGCGCATCGTGTCGGCATGGGTGGTTTCCCTTCTCTGCGACAGGTTCGCGAAGGGGCTGAGTACAAGTACATCACTACCAGTGACAAAGGCGAAACCATCGCGCTTGCCACGTATGGTGAAATCTTCTCAGTAACCCGCCAGGCGATCATCAACGACGATCTGAACCAGCTTACCGACGTACCGATGAAGATGGGGCGCGCGGCGAAAGCAACGATTGGCGATCTGGTTTACGCCATTCTGACCAAAAACCCGAAACTCTCAGACGGAAAGGCGCTGTTCCATGCCGATCACAAGAACCTGAGCTCGGGCGCAATTTCTGTGGCCAGCCTGGACGAATCGCGCAAGCTGATGCGTCTGCAGAAGGAGGGGGAGCGAACCCTGAATATCCGTCCGGCCTACATGCTGGTGCCCGTCGCCCTGGAAACTCTGGCAAATCAGACCATCAAGTCGGCCAGTGTTAAAGGTGCAGACATCAATGCCGGGATCGTTAACCCTATCCAGAACTTTGCAGAAGTTATTGCCGAACCACGCCTGGATGAAGCTGATGCGAAAGCCTGGTATCTGGCTGCCGCGAAGGGCACCGACACCATCGAGGTCGCTTATCTCAACGGCGTCGACACGCCATACATCGATCAGCAGGAAGGCTTCACCACTGATGGTATCGCCACGAAAGTGCGTATTGATGCCGGTGTGGCGCCGCTGGACTATCGCGGCATGACCAAATCCTCTGGTCAGTAAAAAACAGTCCTGACAAACAGACGCCCGTAAGGGCTTTTTTTATACCTGAAACCAGCCCCGCAAGGGGCTGAATGGAGAAGTTATGGCTAAGAACTATGCGCAGGACGGGAAAACGATCCCTCTGGTAAACGGCGGTGCAACCGATGTTCACAGCGGCGACCCGGTTGTTGTTGGAAAACTTATCGCGGTGGCAATTACCGATATCCCGGCTGGCGATACCGGGGACGGTTTTACTGAGGGTGTTTTCCTTCTGCCAAAAGTATCCGCAGATGCGGTTAATGCCGGGGCGCAGGTGTATCTGAAGGACGGCAAAATCACGATCGAAGAAACGGACGCCGTTGCCGCGGGCATCGCCTGGGAAGATGCAGGGGCAAACACCACCGTTGTTGAAGTTAAGATCAATGCCTAACCCCTTTGACCGGATGGCGGCGCGCATGGACGCGGCCACCATAAAAAAGATGGGAAAGACAGCGATCATCAATGGCAGCAGCTATGACGTTGTTCCAGCCGATCAACTCGAGGAAATGGGACCATTGTCGGGAACAGGTACTTCGCTGGTGGTTTTCTCTGAGCTTTACCAGCCACGCCGAAACGACAGCGTCGACTACGACGGTAAGAACCTGACCGTTACCCGCTATGACATGTTCAACGGAAAACCCCGCATCCATCTCGAATGAGGAGGCGCTATGTCTGTGAAAGGACTGGAAAGGGCTATTCAGAACCTGAACAGCCTCAGCCGGTTAATCGTTCCTGAGGCAACCGCAAAAGCACTAAACCGGGTGGCCAGCAGAACGATAAGCCAGGGGAGCAAAGCTGTAGCGAAAGAAGCAACAGTTGATGATAACCGGAAAAAGGGACTTCCGGTTCGTCTGGTCCGCCAGCGTTCCCGTCTGCGCAAGGCTCGTCACGATCGCCCGGTCGCGTCGATAAAAATCAACCGCGGTAATCTTCCTGCGATAAAGCTCGGCACGGCGCGCGTCCGGCTCTCGCGTAAAAAAGGGGCCAGAATCGGAGCGGGCAGCGTCCTTAAAATCGGGCCCTATACCTTTCGTAACGCTTTTATCCAACAGCTCTCGAACGGGCGCTGGCAGGTCATGCGGCGCGTAGGTCAGGCCCGTTATCCGATTGATGTGGTCAAAGTTCCTCTTGAGACACCGCTCACCGTGGCCTTCACCGCTATTTCAAAGCGCCTTATTGAAAGCGATATGCCCAAAGAACTTTCCGCAGCCCTGAAAAACCAACTGAGGATCCACCTGAAGCGATGAACAGACACAGCGCAATTCGTGCAGCCATTCTGGCAAAACTGAAAGCCGAGATCACCGACACGGTCACCTGGTTTGACGGGCGCCCTGTTTTTCTTGAAGAGCAGGATCTCCCTGCCGTGGCTGTATACCTTTCTGACGCGGAGTACACCGGCGACTCGCTTGACGAAGATTCGTGGCAGGCGGTTGTTCACATCGAGGTATTTCTTAAAGCCTCCAGCCCCGACAGCGCGCTTGATTCCTGGATGGAAGAGAAAGTGTATCCGGCAATGGCCTTCATCCCGGGTCTGACCGAACTGGTCGAGACGTTCACCCCGCAGGGTTATGACTATCAGCGGGATGATGAAATGGCCACCTGGGGTTCAGTCGATTTCACGTACTTAATCACCTATTCAATTTAAGAGGTACTTATGCCTACTCCAAACCCGCTGGCCCCCGTGAAAGGTGCCGGTACCACACTCTGGCTTTACACCGGAACGGGCAACGCTTTCGCTAACCCACTCTCGGATATCGACTGGAACCGCCTGGCGAAAATTAAAGAGCTGACGCCGGGCGAAATGACCGCAGAATCGTATGACGACACTTACCTCGACGACGAGGATGCCGACTGGAACGCGACGGCCCAGGGGGCAAAATCTGCTGGCGATACCTCGTTCACCCTCGCCTGGAAGCCGGGCGAAGAAGGGCAAAAAGACCTTGTCGCATGGTTTATTGATGGCTCAGTACGTTATTACAAAATCAAATACCCGAACGGTACCGTCGACGTTTTCCGTGGCTGGTGCAGCAGCCTGGGTAAAGCCATTCCGGCAAAAGAGGTCATTACCCGTACAGCGAAAATCACCAATACCGGCAAGCCGGAACTGGCAGAAGAAAGCGGGACCCCGAATATCCCCGTGACCGGCGTTACGCTCGATAAAGCCACGGCAAGCGTGGTCGTCGGCGCAACCACAACGCTCAATGTGACGGTTAACCCTGCCAGTGCCTCAGATACCTCGTTCCGCGTGGCAACCTCCGACGGGGCAAAAGCAACGGTCACCGTTAGCGGCAACGCGATCACCGTCACCGGCGTGGCGGCAGGCACCGCTGACGTTATTGTTATGACCAGCGACGGTAATTTCGTTGCGGTCTGCAAAGTCACCGTAACTGCAGCGTAAGGAAGGACGCATGTTTCTGAAAAAAGAGAAGTTCACCTGGCAAACAGAGTCCCTGACCATCTTCGAGCTGTCGGCCCTTCAGCGTATTGAGTTCCTCACGTTTATGGCAAATGAGGAGAAGGCCGTCAGCGCTGACAGCGATGGCATAAGCGATCAGGAAGTCACGACCCGGCTGATAGGTTCAAATATTCGCTGCGGTGCGCGCTTGATCGCGATGTCTTTGTGGCATAACGAGCCGGCCGGCACGGATGTGGAAACGTTGTATCAGCAGGTCCTGAGCAGCTGGCCGCCGGAGGCTATCGGCAAAGCCGAAATGCAGGTCAAGCTACTATCAGGCATGTTATTCCCCGTTGAAGATGAGAAAGTTGATCATCAGGACGTGGAGGGTTTAACTGACTCCTCTGCTAACGAAGAATCCGTTACCGCGGAAAAGCCCTTGCCAGCGAGCTGAAGTTTGTCCTGAATCTGGCGCGCGAGTTCGGTCGACCCGACTGGCGCGCCATGCTGGCTGGGATGACTTCCAGTGAACTGGGCGACTGGCACCTGTTCTACCGGGAGCATTATTTTCAGGACGCGCAGCTCGATGCGCATTTCTCCGGGCTGCTTTATTCCATCTCCACTCTTTTCTTCCGCGATCCGGAACTTACCCCCGCACATTTCAGCCTGCTTTCTCCTTCGGAAAGCGTCATCAGCGATGACGAGCCGGATGATGATACGCTGATGACCGCCGCTGAGGGGATAACAGGAGGTATCCGATATGGCCCAGCAGATTAGCGACCTGGTCATCAACCTTGATGTCGACAGTGCTACTTTTAGCGAGCAGGTTGCCCGTATAAAGGGGCAGCTAACCGGAATGGGGGACGAATCCGAAAAAGTCCGCACACGTATGCAGCAGGCCGCAGAATTGCAGGCCTCGGCGCTTGCTAAAGCAGCGGCAGGCAGCGGTGCGGCCATGTCGGATATGTTGGCTCAGCAGTCAACGGCTGCAGCTGGTCTTAGCGCTGACATGCAAAAAGTCGGCGAGTCCGTTGAACAAACCTACCAGCGAGTGGCTGGATTAAGTGAGCAACTCAGGGAGAACGCATCCCGGGCATCAGCGCTTGCGCAGCAACAGGATGCGCTGGCGGCGTCGTTCTATCGACAGATTGACGGCGTGAGGTCGCTGACCGGAGAAACGGACTCTCTGTCGTCGGTTCAGGAGCAATTCCGGAAGGCCCGTGCGCAGGGGAATATCACGCAGCAGGATTATCTTGCGCTGATATCCCAGACCACGGCCCGGCAAAAAGAACTACAACAGGCCGAAGAAAAAGCCAGTCAGGCTCGATCCCGGTTTCTTCAACAGCTCAAAACCCAGGTTGAAGAACAAAAATTATCCAGAACCGAATTACTGAATCTGAAGGCCGCGCAACTGGGTGTAAGTGAAGAAGCTGCACCACTTATTGCAAGACTTCAGGAACAGGAAAATGCATGGAGAAAAGGAACGCTCAGTGCCGGGCAGTATCGCCAGGCGATCCGTATGTTACCCGCTCAGTTTACGGATATTGCAACCTCGATAGCAGGTGGAATGCCGCTGTGGATGGTCCTGATGCAGCAGGGCGGGCAAATCAGCGATTCATTTGGTGGAGTCGGTAATCTTTTCCAGATTATCAAAGAAGAATTACTGGGGATTAAATCATCCGCAGATGAATCTGAGGAATCACTTTCTGAAAACGCCAATGCACTTTCTGAAAACGCCAATGCACTGGCGGAGAATGCAGAACGCAGCAGAGGTTTTCTGAGGGCTCTGACTCCAGTACGTCTTGCTATGGGTGGACTTGTCGGGGGGCTGGCACTATTGGCCTTTGCCTGGTACAAAGGCAGCAGTGAAGCATCTGAATTTAATAAACAGCTTATTCTGACGGGGAATTATGCCGGTAAGACAACCGGACAGCTGAGCGATTTAGCTCGCAAAATTTCAGAAACGGCAGGTGTCACCACCGGAAATGCAGCTGCCACTCTTGCGAAGGTTGTTGGTAGCGGGAAGTTCCGGGGAAACCAGCTGGAATACATCACCACGGCGGCTGCAGCAATGGAGGACGCGGTCGGGCAGTCGGTTGATAAAACGCTCGCGAACTTTAAGAAATTATATGATTCGCCAACACAGGCGTCAGAAGAGCTTAACAGTCAGCTACATTACCTCTCGGCAGCTCAGTTCCAATATATTTCCGAGCTTGAGCGCAGGGGGGATAAAGAGGCGGCAGGAGAAAAGGCCGCGCAGGCTTACAGTGCTGCTGAGCAACAGCGAAGCCAGCAGATACTTGATAACCTGGGTTTGATAGATCGCTTTGTTCGTGGTGTAACGGATACCTGGGGTGCTTACTGGGATGCCGCCCTGGGTATTGGTCGCCAGCAAACGGCCAGCGATCAGCTGGAGTCTGTCAGGGCGCGGATAAAAACACTGACGGATAACACCCGGCCGGGTGTTTTTGGAATGGGCAATACTGGTGATGGGGGGGCCGCAGAAAAAGAGTTGGCCTCATTACGTCAGAAGGAAAGTGAACTTACTTTTGTAATTCGTTCACAGGAGGGGTACAACCAGGCACAGGCCAAATCGCAGCAGTTGAATACTGAAGGAGTGAAAGCCCAGGGGATACTGAACAAGTTCCTGGACGCAGGCGCGAGCAAAGCACAGAAAAGGGCAGACGCGGAAAGGGAACTCAATAAAGCCATCACAACCAATGCTGAACTGGTCAAAAAAACGCAATTTCTTCCTGAGGGCCAGCGCGTTAAGCCTCTCAGTAAGGCAGAAATTGCTCAGGCCAGAAAGGGAATAGAGGAACTCTATAAAGATCCAAAAGTCCCTAAATCAAAAGGATATACCGCCCCTGCTGGTGACAAAGCCGAGGAAAAGGCGCAGGCCGAACTTCTCACCCTTCAGGCCCAGCTTAAAACGCTCGAGCAGCATACCAGCGTAAACGACGTTATCAGCAAACAGCGTCAGGATCTCTGGCAGACTGAAAATCAGTTCACCGTTCTGCAGGAGGCCGCGGGGCGTCGTCAGCTTACGGCGCAGGAAAAATCACTGCTGGCGCACAAGGAAGAAACGCTCGAGTACAAGCGGCAGCTGGCCGACCTGGGAGATAAGGTTGCTCAACAGCAAAAGCTCAACCAACTGGCCGATCAGGCCGTGAAGTTTGAGCAGCAGCAAAAAGCCGCCAGGGCGGGCCTGCAGGCTCAGTCTGAGGGGGTATCCACCCGGGAAGCAGGGCGACAAACTACGCTGCAGCGCCTCAGCGAAAGCTATTCGTACAACCCTCAGGCGCAGCAAAAGGTTCTCGAAGAGCAAAGGGCGACGTTCGAGGCTGAAGATGCCCTGCGTGCAAACTGGCTGGCCGGAGCGAAACAGGGCTGGGCCGAATATCAGGATTCAGCGACAAACGTTTTCAGCTCTGTTCAGCAGATTTCTCAGGCTACGTTCAGCGGGCTGGCGGGCCAGCTTACCAGCCTGACGACAACCGGGAAGGCGAGCTTCAGGGAATTCACCAGCTCGATCCTTAAAATGATTGTGTCCGTTATCAACCAGCTGCTGGTGGCTTACACCATCCAGAGTGCAATGGGCTGGGTTAGCGGCGGGGCGAAAACCTCCTCTGCCGGTCAGTCATTCGCGGTCCCGTCATACCGGCCACAGGGTTTTGACGTGGGCGGTTTTACCGGGCACGGCGGCAAGTACGAGCCAGCCGGTATCGTTCACCGCGGGGAATTCGTCTTCACCAAAGAATCAACCAGCCGCATCGGCGTGGCTAATCTCTATCGCCTGATGCGCGGGTATGCCTCGGGTGGTCTGGTCGGCGGCGGGAGCGCAGTCGGTGCTGGTATGGGGGGGATAAGTGTTTATGCCCCAGTCAGCATCAGCCAGCAGGGGGGAGACGGAAACATAAATCAGGCGAACGCCACGGGGACGGCGAAACAGCTGCAGGCGATTGTTCAGCAGACAATCACCGAGCGACTGAAAAAAGAAATGTCCGCAGGCGGCGTGCTTTATTCGAGGAGGACACAGTGACGGACACGTTTACCTGGCGCACGCGCAAAACCGCGCAGGGCACTGAAACAGCCCGAACGCTGCAGGCCCAGTTCGGGGATGGCTACAAACAGATAGCAGGGATGGGGATCAACGACAAACAGGAAACGTGGAATCTGGACTGGACTGGAACCAGACAGGAGGCGGCTGCGCTGCGTGCTTTTCTGATGTCTCACGTTACTAAATCGTTCTGGTGGACCACGCCATGGGGTGAAAAAAAGTTGTTCAGAATGAAGGCCGATTCGTTCAGCGTTTCTTTCCCTACCGGGAAAAAAGCCACTGTGGCCTTCACTTTTGAACAGGCGTTCGCGCCCTGATTTTCTCGACAAACACTGAAAGCTGCCTCCGGGCGGCTTTTTTTTATGGGGGGAGTATGAGTTTTACGGCAGACATACAACAGCTTGAGCCCGGCAGCGTTATTCAGCTGATTGAGATCGACGGCACTGAATTCGGTATGGATCAGGTGCTGCGTTTTCATGCGCACAATATTCAGGAAGAGGGGTGGGCAGCCTTCGCCGCAGAAAATCTGCCCGCCATTATCTGGCAGGGAAACCAGTACGATCCCCATCCCTACGAACTTAAGGGGATGGAGTTATCGAGTACAGGTTCCCAGCCAACGCCCACGCTGTCCGTCGGGAACGTCGGAAACTATGTCACCGCGCTGTGTCTTGAATATGACGATATGGTCAGGGCTAAGGTCAAAATCCACACCACGCTTTCGAAGTATCTCGATGCCGCCAACTGGAAAAACGGTAACCCGGGTGCCAGCCCGGCCGATGAGCGCGTACAGCTCTTTTACGTCAATGCTAAAACCGCAGAGACGCGGGTACAGGTTGATTTCGAGCTGTGTTCTCCTTTCGATATTCAGAGCCTGCAGCTGCCGACACGGCAGATTACGCCTGTCTGCACCTGGTGTATGCGGGGCTGGTACCGAAGCGGGACCGGATGCGATTACAACGGCACGAAATACTTTACCAAAGACGGTACACCGACCGATGACCCGTCGAAAGATGTATGTGGCGGCCGCCGGCAGGATTGTCAGGATCGTCACGGCCCGGACGCGCCGCTGCCGTTCGGCGGTTTTCCGGCTGCAAACCTGCAGGGGAAATAAAATGCGTGAAAAATTGCTGGATGCTATCCGTCAGCACGTCGCTGCTGAATACCCCAAAGAAGCCTGCGGCCTGATTGTTCAGTCAGGCCAGCAACAAATCTTTATTCCCTGCCGCAACATTGCCGATAAGCCCGAGGAGACATTCACGCTCTCCCCGGAAGACCAGCTCGCTGCCCGCGCGCGCGGTGAGATCATCATGCTTATTCACTCCCATCCGGATGTGGTTCGGCTGGTACCCTCAGAGCTGGACCGTATCCAGTGCGACTGGTCGGGTATTGAGTGGGGGATCATGTCCTGGCCGGACGGGGATTTTTGTACGATTTCCCCTCGTGAAGACCGGGATTATGCCGGGCGGCAGTGGGTGCTGGGTTACGCCGACTGCTGGTCGCTTATCCGTGAATTTTATCTGCGCGAATACGGCATTGTTCTCGGCAATTATTCAGTACCTTACGAATGGTGGGAAAGTGGAAAGGAGCGGCTCTACGACGACAACTGGGAGCGTGAGGGATTTGTTGAGATAGCCGCTGGTGCAATGCAGCCAGGGGACATCATCATGATGAGTGTGCAGGCATCCGTGACTAATCACGCCGCGGTATATGTGGGTGACAACAACATTCTCCATCATCTGTTCGGGCATCTATCTTCGCGAACGCCTTATGGAAAATATTATCGCGACAGAACGGTCCGGGTGGTCAGGCATAAGGACAGAATGCATGGTTAAGACGCTTATTCTCGAAGGTAAAATGGCTAAAAAATTCGGTAAACGCGTTCAGTTTGATGTTGCCGACTTGCGCGAGATGCTCAGGGCCATGTGTTCACAGGTTCCCGGATTCAAAAAATATATGTCGGAAGCACATATGAAGGGGATCCGTTTCGCCTTTTTTAACGGTGACAACAATATCGGGCTGGAAGAGTTTGATATGACCCGCGGTGGAAGCGTGTACCGGATCGTGCCCGTTTATGAGGGGGCCAAAAGTTCGGGCGTCCTGCAGATAGTTGTCGGCGCTGTTGCGCTGGTCGCTGCATTCTTTACCGCTGGTGCGAGCATGGCAGCCTGGGGGGCGGCCATGAGTGCAACAGCCATCAGCGCCACGTCAATTCTGACCGGGGTTGGGGTGTCAATGATGCTGGGCGGCGTTGTCCAGATGCTCACACCCCAGCCATCCTTCGGCGCGGGTAAATCCTCCAGCACGGACAACACGCCTAACTATGCCTTCGGGGCGCCGGTCAATACCGTCGCTATGGGGCATCCTGTCCCCCTGGCCTACGGTCTGACTGAGGCAGGGGGAGCGATAGTCAGCGCCGGTATGTACTCGAGCGATCAGCAGTAGGCCTGTGGCCACTAACTTAAAGGTGCTTCGGCACTTTTTTTATGGGTGAAAAAATGCAGCTTCTTAAACAAGAAACCATCCTGCAGGGTGCCAAAGGGGGAGGTGGCAGTTCACATACTCCTGTTGAGCAGCCTGACGATCTGTTGTCGGTCGCAAAATTAAAAATGCTCATTGCCGTTTCTGAGGGGGAAATACAGGGCGACCTGACCGCTCAGAATATTTTTCTCAACGATACGCCGCTGGCAAACGACAGCGGGGAATACAACTTCAGCGGCGTGAAATGGGAGTTCCGCAAGGGCACACAGGACCAGACCTATATTGCCGGGATGCCCCAGGTCGATAACGAGCTGGCGGTGGGCACAACTGTCACCACAACCGCGCCCTGGACGCGCCAGTTTACCAACCTTTCCCTGGATGCCATCCGCATCAAGCTCAGCCTTCCGGTCCAGTATCTCTATAAAGATAACGGCGATATGGTGGGCACGGTCACCGAGTATGCGATCGATTTATCAACGGACGGCGGCGCCTGGAAAACGGTTGTAAACGGCAAGTTTGACGGAAAGACCACGACGGAATATCAGCGTGACCACCGTATCGATCTGCCAAAATCCATGTCCGGCTGGTCTGTCAGGGTCAGGCGTATTACGGCTGATGCCAGCGGATCAAATTCGAAACTGGTTAACGCCTTCAAGGTGTTTTCCTATGCTGAAGTCATCGACAGCAAGCTTCGTTATCCTTTAACTGCGCTCCTGTATGTCGAAGTGGACAGCAGCCAGTTCAACGGCAGCGCGCCGAAAGTGACCTGTAAGATAAAAGGCAAGCTGATTAAGGTTCCGGATAATTACGATCCGGTAACCCGAACCTATTCTGGCTCATGGTACGGCGGGTTCAAAATGGCCTGGTCCAATAACCCCGCCTGGATATTTTACGATCTGGTTCTGGATGAAATTTACGGCATGGGCACGCGCGTGGATGCGTCCATGGTGGATAAGTGGGCGCTGTATTCAATCGCCCAGTACTGTGACGAAATGGTTTCCGACGGCGCCGGTGGCACCGAACCGCGTTTCACCTGCAACGTTTTCATTCAGGCCCAGGAGGACGCCTGGCAGGTACTTAACGATCTCGCCGCAGTATTTCGTGGAATAACGTTCTGGGGCAACGATCAGATTTATGTCCAGGCAGACGTCCCGCAGGACGATGTTGACTGGGTTTATAACTCCTCAAACGTTATCGATGGGCTGTTTACTTATGCGGGCGGCTCATACAAGAATCGCTACAGCTCCTGCCTGGTGTCCTGGTCCGATCCGCAGAATCATTACAGCGATACCGTTGAGGGGGTCTACGATTCGGCGCTGGTAGAGCGTTACGACGTCCGGCAGACGTCCCTGACCGCAATCGGCTGCACCTCGCAAAGTGAAGCGCACCGGCGCGGTCGCTGGGTATTACTCTCCAATGCCAAAGACGGCACCGTATCGTTTGGCGTGGGGTTGGACGGTTATATCCCTTTGCCCGCTGAAATTATCGGTGTCGCCGATCCTTTCCGTTCTGGTAAGGAGAACGGGGGCCGCATAAGCGCGGTCAACGGCCGCCAGATTACCCTTGATCGAGAAATAGACTACGCGGCGAAAGACCGGCTGGTGGTTAACCTTCCCGACGGAAAAGCCCAGACGCGGACAATCAGCGCGGTGAGCGCCGATAAAAAAACGGTGACGGTGGCTACGGCATTCAGTCAGGTTCCTGTGGCGGGCGCTGTCTGGGCGATAGACAGTGATAACCTCGCAATACAGTACTTCAGGGTCACCTCAATCGCGGCTAACGACGACAGCACAGGCGGTTTCACTATTACGGCCGTTCAGCACGATCCAAACAAATATCGTTACATCGATGACGGCGTTCGGGTCGAGTCTCCCCCGATCACCGTCACGCCGATAAGCGTCCTGTCTGCTCCGAAGAATATCGTGGTGACTGAGAGCGATCATGTGTCTCAGGGGCTGACTGTAGCAAGCCTGGACGTGTCATGGGATAAGGTAGAGGGCGCAATCCGGTATGTTGCCCAGTGGCGTAAGGACAACGGGGACTGGATAAACGTTCCGGTTACCAGCGCGCAGGGTTTCTCGGTTCAGGGCATTTATTCGGGCAGCTATGACGTGCGCGTACGGGCACTGAATGCGCAGGATACGTCGTCACCATGGGGATACGGTGAAACAACTTATCTCTCCGGTAAAACGGGAAAACCGGGTACTCCGCTCAACTTCCTGGCGACCGAAGATGTGGTCTGGCATATCGACCTGACATGGAAATTTCCGGATGGCTCAGGCGACACGGCCTATACAGAGATTCAGCGCGCCACAACTGCCGACTACGCCAATCCTGAACTGCTGGTCCTGGTGCCGTACCCGGCTGCAGATTATCAGCATGGCCCCATGCCTGCCGGCGTTCGCCAGTGGTACCGCGCGCGCCTGATTGACCGTATCGGTAACGCCGGGGACTGGACCGACTGGATCATGGGCACGTCCTCGATAGATGTCAGCGAAATAACCAATGACATTCTGGAGGATATGAAAGAGTCGGAAACGTTCAAAGACCTGATCGAGAACGCGGTGGACAGCAACGAAAAAATTGCTGGCATGGCTAACGATATCAAACAGGCTAACGACGAACTGGAGCAGCAAGCGAAAGATATCGCCAAAAATGCCCAGGACGTAGGGAAGGTTCAGACCAGCGTTAATGAGCTTTCCAGCACGGTCGGGAATGTTTCGTCTTCACTCAGTCAGCTTGAGCAGACCGTTGCGACGGCTGATACCGCCCTGGGCCAGCGAATCGACAACATCAGCGTTTCTATGGACGGCATGACGGGCGGGGTGAAGAACTCTGCAATTGCGATAATCCAGGCCAACCTCGCTCAGGTGGCCACGCGTAAAACCCTTTCTGCATCGGTCGCCGGCAACAGCGCGAATCTGGACCGTATTGATGAGGTGATTGTCAACGACAGGGAGGCAACGGCGCGCTCGCTGCTGAGCCTGCAGACGGACGTTAACGGCAACAAGGCATCCATCAACAGCCTGAACCAGACGTTCTCCGATTACCAGCAGGCTATGGCCACGAAGGTAAACAGCATCACGGCGACGGTGAACGGGCATACCTCAGCCATCACCACCAACGCTCAGGCCATAGCGAACGTAAACGGCGACCTCAGCGCGATGTATAACATCAAGGTTGGTGTCTCCAGCAACGGGCAGTATTACGCCGCGGGGATGGGGATCGGCGTTGAGAATACGCCATCCGGCATGCAGTCGCAGGTTATCTTCCTGGCAGATCGCTTCGCAGTCACCACGGCGGCCGGTAACAGCGTGGCCTTGCCGTTCGTGATCCAGAACGGGGAGACATTCATCCGGGCCAGCTTCATCCAGGACGGCACCATTGAGAACGCAAAAATCGGTAACTATATCCAGTCCAACAACTATGCAGCTGGTTCTGCTGGTTGGAAGTTGAATAAAACTGGAGATGCTGAATTCAACAATGTGACCGTCAGAGGTGTAGTATATGCTAGTGGCGGTAGATTTACTGGTGAGATACAAGCAACGAGCGGTAAGTTCAAAGGGACTGTAGAAGCGCAAAGTTTTATCGGGGACATTGCAAATATGCACACAGGGACGAATGTGAGTCGGTCTAAATAGCTGCGCGGAATAGTAGATCACTGAAAGGGAACTCAGCCCGGATTGTGCGATCTGATCAATCGCCAAACCAACCAAAATCACCAACCGGA